GCCCGCTGGTTGGTGCGCAACAATGGCTATGCGGCCAATGCTGTTGAAAGCTGGGCGGCAAATACCGTGGGCGACGGGATCAAACCAATCTCGCAAATTGCAGACGCGGCGCACAAGGAAGAGCTGCAGCGCCTTTGGTTAGCCTGGACAGATGAAGCTGACAGCGAAGGGTTAACCGATTTCTATGGGTTGCAACGGCGCGCGGCACGTGAGGTATTTCTGGCCGGTGAGGTATTCTTCAGGATCAGGCCGCGCCGCATGAACGATGGGCTTTCCGTACCACTACAATTACAGATGTTGCCCGCCGAGATGTTGCCGCTGTACCAAACGGGAATGGCTGGTAATGGCAATTCCATCCGTCAAGGGATTGAGTTCGACCGGGTCGGACGCCGTGTGGCCTATCACTTCCTCCGGCGGCACCCCGGCGACAGCACTGATCCGGGGCTGGCTGGAGAAATGGTCCGCGTGCCCGCCTCAGAGGTCATCCATGTCATCGACCCAGTGGAGGCAGGACAGCTGCGCGGGGTCTCAAAGCTGGCACCGGCCATCGTGAAGCTGTTTTTGCTTGATCAATACGACGATGCCGAGCTCGATCGCAAAAAGGTCGCCGCGATGTATGCGATGTTTGTGACCTCGCCCGCTCCAGAAAACCCGCTGTTGCCGTCCGAGGATGACGACATGCTAGGCGGCTTGGAGATCAGCCCCGGCCAGGTCGTGCGTTTGGATCCAGGCGAGGATGTGACCGTGGGCCAGCCTGCGGATTCAGGGGCGACCTATGAGCCGTTCCAATACCGCACACTGCTACAGGTCGCCTCAGCGCTGGGCATTCCTTATCCTTATCTGACCAATGACATGGTGAAGGGGAACTTCTCGAACTCGCGCTTGGCGCTGATAGAATTTAGACGCCGCGTCTCGGCCTGGCAGCACTCGGTGATGGTCTATCAGCTGTGCCGACCGATTTATGCGCGCTGGATGGATGTCGCCATAATGTCCGGCGCATTGGACCTTCCCGGCTATGAGGCCGACCGATCACGGTTTCTGGCGGCCAACTGGCTACCCACTAAATGGGATTGGGTCGATCCCCTGAAGGACGCCAACGCTGAGATTGCCCAAATCGAGGCGGGCCTCAAATCCCGCAGCCAAGCCATTGCCGAGCGTGGTTATGACGCAGAACAAGTCGACCGCGAAATCGCGGCTGAGCGAGCCCGTGAGCGATTACTCGGCCTCGATTTCCGCCGCCCCGGCTCGCCCGCACAAGGCGTGCAGGCTTTAACAGGCCCGGATGAGGATGAGGGCGAAGACGACGACACCGACCCGGAAGATGAAACCGATGACGCGGGTCGCCCGCGCAACTCTGAGGACCAGACCTGATGTTCCACGCCCGCATTGCTGCGCGCGCCTTCAATACGCCGCTGCTGGTTGAGCCCTCCAAAGCCATGGCGTTTTTGTCCGGTCTTGGGCCACGCATCCTTGGGCGCCAGGTCGAGACGCTGGATCAAGGCCTCGCGCTGGAAAGCGCCCCCATACCAACAGCGCGCGCCAGTATTCTGGCGGGTGGCCTTGCCGAGGGCTTTGGGCAGCATAGTGACGCCCTGTACCCAGTCGTTGATGGCATCGCCGTGATCGAGATCTCCGGCGTGCTGATCCACCGCGGGGGCTGGATCGGACAGTCCTCGGGCCAGACCAGCTATGAGGGGATCGCAGCTCAGATTGACGAGGCAGCAAGCGACTCGTCCGTGCGCGGCCTTGCGTTGGAAATTGACAGTTTTGGGGGTGAAGTTGCGGGGGTATTTGATCTCGCAGATCGCATTCGTGCAATTCGCGCCACAAAACCCGTCTGGGCGTTTGTGGCTGAACACGCTTTCTCGGCCGGTTATGCGCTGGCCAGCCAGGCCGACCGTATCCTGCTGCCCCGCACCGGGGCCGTCGGCAGCATCGGTGTCGTGGTCATGCACGCTGATCTCAGCGGTCAGCTGGATCAAGACGGGGTGCGCGTCACGCTGATCCATGCAGGAAGCCATAAGATCGATGCCAATCCCTACACACCCCTGCCCGCTGATATCCAGAGCGACATTCAGCGCGAAATTGATGTGCTGCGGTTCCTCTTTGCGGAAACGGTGGCGGCGGGACGCGGCGTGCGGCTGAGCCAAGAGGCAGCACTCGCCACTGAGGCTGCCAGCTTTCGCGGCGCTGAGGCTGTGGCAGCAGGTCTTGCCGACGAAGTCATCGACATGCAGCGCGGCTTTGCCACCTTTCGACAAAGCTTGTCCCCCATCCGCGCATCTGTCCCATCCCGCGTGGCCTCTACGGCCCAAACCCAATCCCGAAAGGACCCTCTCATGAGCAACGACACCTTGCCACAGACCGAACCAAAACGCGATGAAGCTCAAGAGGGCCAAACGCAGAGTGATATTGCCGAAAATAGCGGCACAGATCCCGAAGTGCCACCCGCTGCTGGTTTTGCGCCCACACCTCCCGCAGCCTCGGGACCTTCAAAGGCTGACCCCGCCTCCGCCCTCCAGACATCCCTGCGGGCCGAACTTTCCGCACAGCTTCGCCATGAAGCGGCAGAGATCACCGAGATCGCAGCGCAAGCGGGACGCCTCGGCATTGCCATCGACGCGGCAAAAGCCCTGAGGGAAGGCACAACACCTTCGGCGCTGCGCCGATCGGTGTTGGAGCATGCGGCAGCCGCAGCCGATGCGCGGGATGTGGTGGCAACAGCCCCCGCTCCGGTGGCGTCTCCAAACAGCGAAAGCCCTATTGTTGCGGCCGCCAAACGCGCCGCGGCCTCCGGCGCGAAACGCTGAGCGGCTCCACAGCCGCCATACTCCCGCGCCCATCGCAAGACCCCCGCTGCTCCTGCCTGGCGGCGGATTGCTTATTCCTCCATCCCCAGAAGGATCCCCGACATGACTGTCCTGACCCAGCCGCCCAGCTTGGGCGATATCCTCAAATACGAGTTGAACCCAAACTTCACCCGAGAAACCGTCACACTGCTAGCAGGGACCGCCTATCCCGTGGGTGCTGTTCTGGGCCGCATTACCGCCAGCGGCAAATACAAGCTGGCGACCTCGGGCGGCACAGATGGCGCGCAGACAGCGGCCGCCATGCTGCTCTATCCCGTCGATGCCTCTGACGCTGATGGTACCGGCCTTGTCATCATGCGCGGCCCCGCCATCGTCTCCAAAGCCGCCCTCGCCTTTGACGCCACCGTCGATGATGCCGCCAAAACCACCACCAAACACGGCCAGCTCGCAGCGCTGGGCATCATTCCGCGCGATACCGCTTGATTAGCGGTGCATAACGCACGCCGTGCACAGACACCTTAACGTCGATAACCGACACACCACCTCCTCGCCCTCATTCCCCCGGAGCTTCCCATGACTATCACCCGTAACCCGTTTGACACGGGCGGCTATTCGCTCGCCGAGATGACGCAGGCAATCAATATCCTGCCCAACCTCTACACCCGGCTCGGCCAGATTGGCCTGTTCCGCTTCGAAGGCGTGACCCAGCGCTCTATCGTCATCGAGCAGCGCGAGGGTGTGCTGAGCCTGCTGCCCTCGGTGCCGCTCGGCGCGCCCGCCACCGTCGGCAACCGCGAGGCGCGCTCGATGCGCTCGTTTGCCCTGCCGTGGATCCCGCATGACGACGTGATCCTACCCGCCGATGTCCAGGGGATGCCCGCGCTCGGCCTCTCGGATGCCACCGATCCGCTGGTCGAGGTGATGAACCGCAAACTCACGCTGATGCGCCGCAAACATGCCCAGACCCGCGAATATATGGAGATGAACGCCCTGCGCGGTATCGTGAAGGACGGCGCTGGCACCACGCTTTACGACTACTTTTCCGAGTTCGACCTTGAGAAGATCTCAATCGACTTTGTCTTTGGCACCGCTGGCACAAACGTGCAGGGCAAAGTCCGCAGCGTGCTGCGCGCAATGGAAGACAACCTGCTGGGTGAGACCATGACTACCGCACATGCGCTGGTGAGCTCGGAATTCTTCGACAAGCTGATTAGCCATCCCAAGACCGAAGAGGCCTATAAGTTCTTCTCGGCAACCGGTGGCCAGCCACTGCGCGAGGACATGCGCCGGGCCTTCCCCTTCGCTGGCATTCTGTTCGAGGAATATAACGGCTCAGTCACCCTCTCGAACGGCACGTCTGAGCGACTGATCCCCACAGGCGAAGGCATCGCGTTCCCCTTGGGCACCTTTGATACCTTCACCACCTATGGTGGGCCTGCCAACCTTCTGGAGACCGCCAACACCATCGGCCTGCCGCTCTATGCCCGCCAAATGATCGACACCAAGGGGCGCTGGATCGATCTGATGACCGAAAGCTCGATCTTACCTGTCAACAAGCGGCCGCGCATGGCGATCCGGCTGCACTCTGGCAACTGAGGCACCGCATGACCTCCGCCTTCGCTATCGCAATCGACGGGATCTTCCGCGATCCGCACATCGCCCGGGACGCGGTCTATATCGCCCAAGGCGGTGCTCAGATCCTCATCCGTGTGGTCACCCGCCGCGCGGATGAGATCACCGAGTTTGGCGCGGCACGACTGTGGTCAGACAGCACGCGCGTTGACCTGCGCGTTGCCGAAGTCCCAAACCCACGTCCGGGCGACCGCATTGAGATCGACGCGGAGGCCTTCCTTATTCAGGGCGAGCCTGTGCGTGATCGCGAGCGGCTTGTCTGGACCATAGATTTGAGACCAGCATGAAACTCAACATTACCATCTCCCCGAACCTGGCCGCGATTATGGCAGCCGAAATCAAGGCTGGAGAAAAAGCGGTCACAGCGGCGATGCGCGCGGCCGGGACACAGCTTAAATCAGACTGGCGCGGGCAGATTACGCAAGCGGGGCTGGGTCGGCGGCTGGGCAATTCAATCCGCAGCCAAACCTATCCGAAGGTTGGTGAGAGCATCGATGCCGCAGCACTTGTGTGGTCCAAAGCGCCCGTGATCATCGGTGCCCATGACACCGGGCCCCTGATCCGCTCAAAGAACGGCTTTTGGTTGGCGATCCCGACAGAGGCTGCAGGCAAGGGCGCACGCGGCGGCAGGATCACCCCCGGCGAATGGGAACGACGCCGCGGTCTCAGGCTCCGGTTTGTCTATCGCAGGCGGGGACCGAGCCTGCTCGTGGCAGAAGGGCGGCTGAACACGAAAGGCAGTGCCGTTGCTAGCAAATCCAAGACTGGGCGTGGGGTCACAACCGTGCCGATTTTTCTGCTGGTGCCGCAAGTAAAACTACGCAAGCGGCTTGACCTAGCGCGGGATGCGAAGGCTGCGCAAGAGAGGATACCTGAGGCGATTGTGGCAAATTGGTTGGAGGGAAGGATCGGATGACCCCCCGAGAAACAATCCTCACCGCCCTGGCGGACCTGTTACGCACGGTACCGCACGTGCCGGTGTTGCGCGGCGAAGTCCTGCCAGAGCGCATCCCACCTGCGGGCCTGCTGATCCTGCGCGATGGCGATCCCGGCGATCCTGCGGTGACGCTGTCGCCCCTGACCTATCATTATCAGCATCGCAGCGAGCTTGAAGTCATCGTTCAGGGCGCGGACCGCGACACGGGTTTCGCTGCACTTTGCGGACAGATTGGCGCGGTGATCCGTGCCGACCGCACGCTCGGCGGACGCTGCGACTGGATCGAGGCGGAAGCACCACAACCAGTGGATTTACCTGTTGAGGGTGCTGCCAGCCTGAAGGCCGCAATTATCCCGATCATTCTGCATTATTCAACGTCAGACCCACTGGTCTGACCCGGTAGCCTGACCCACCCCACAGTTTGAGGAGAAACCACAATGGCACGAGCTCAAGGGGCGCGGGCGCAGATGGCGCTTGCGTTCGAATCCATCTACGGCACCTCGCCCGCGACCGGTTACGTCAAGATACCCTTCGCCAGCGCGACGCTTGGCGCAGAGCAACCGCTGCTCGACTCGGAACTTCTGGGCTACGGGCGCGATCCACTTGCGCCGATCAAGGACGCCCTGACCGCTGATGGCAACGTGGTGGTTCCCATTGATGCCCGCGCGATAGGCTATTGGCTGAAGGCCACCTTCGGCGATCCGATCACCACAGGCGCTGAGGCCCCCTATAGCCACGAATTCCGCTCGGGCAACTGGACGCTGCCAAGCCTCTCGATCGAGATCGCCATGCCGGAGATCCCGCGCTTTGCGATCTATGCGGGCTGTGTGGCTGATCAGCTGTCCTGGCAAATGACGCGCTCGGGGCTTTTGACGGCCTCAGTGTCAATGGTCGCCCAAGGCGAGACCTTGGGAACCACCACAGGTGTTGGCACGCCAGCAGAGATTGCGCTGCAGCGCTTTGGCCATTTCAACGGAGCCATCAAGCGCGAGGGGGTAGCACTGGGCAATGTGGTCTCCACCCAGATCACCTATGCCAACAATCTCGACCGCATTGAGACGATCCGCGCCGACGGCATGATCGACGGCGCGGATCCGTCACTGGCAGCACTTTCGGGCAGCATGGAGGTGCGCTTTGCTGACAACACGCTGATGGATCAGGCAATCAACGGTGGGGATTGCGAACTGGAGTTCTCTTACCTGCTGCCCACAGGTGAGAGCCTCACGGTCACAGCCCATTCGGTCTATCTGCCGCGCCCGCGTGTCGAGATCGGCGGACCGCAAGGCGTGCAGGCCACCTTCGACTGGCAAGCCGCCAAGGACGCCACCTTGGGCCGGATGTGCACGATCACCCTGGTCAACGATGTGGAGGTCTATTGATCATGCTCAAACTCGATCTGTCAAAAAAGTCGCGCTGGCTTGAGCTGTCGCCCGGGGTCCGGGTGCAGCTGCTGCCGCTGACCACGGCGCTGATGGTGTCCACCCGTGGCGATATCACGGTCGAGACCCTGCCCGAAGATGCCAGCAACGAAGACCGCGCGCTGATCTTTGCCAAGGCGCTAGGGCGGCGTGCGGTGATTGCCTGGGAGGGTGTCGGCGACGCTGACGGCGAGGTGCTGGGCCTCACGCCCGAGGGTGTTGACGCCTTGCTCGATGTCTATCCGATCTTTGAAGCGTTCCAGACAGGTTATGTCGCCAAGGCACTGGTGTTGGAACAGGAAAAAAACGTCTCCGCGCCCTTGCCGACTGGCACTTCAGCGGGGGCGATCGGTACTGCGAGGCTTGCGAAGCCCTCGAGGCTTGCGAAGCCCTCGAGGCCTGCAAAGCCCTCGAGGCCTGCAAAGGCCCGTGCCCAGACTGCCCGGCAAAAGTAAACCGCCCCCAGACTTTCGAGGGTGTGCAGGTCTGGGACCTCGTCGGGCGTTTGGGCGGCCAGCTGCGCGCGACACGGCAGATCATCCTCGGCTGGGACATGGGTGCGGCCCTCGCCATGGCGCGCGCACTGGGCATTAACGGCCTCGTGGCCATGGAACTGCTGCCCGAGATCGAGGCGGTGATGGTCAAAAAAGTAAACGAACGGATTGGAGAGCAGGATGTCTGAGAAGCGCGTCTTCGTGCGTCTCGCGGCCGTGGGCGGACGTCAGGTCAAGGCCGAGCTGACCGGCATTGGCGACGCCGGTGCCCGCGGCCTCGGTCGTCTCTCGCGCGAGGTCGATATTGCAAATGCACGCCTCGCGGCCTTCACCCGCCGGGCCAAGATCGCGGCCGCGGCGGCTGGTGCGGCTGTGGTCCTTGCAGGCGCTGCCATGATCCGCTCGGGGCTGCAGACCATCGACCAGACAGCCAAGCTGGCGCAGTCGCTGGATACGACCGTGGAAAGCCTGCAGGTGCTGGAGCGTGCCGCTGATCTCTCTGGCGTCTCCATGGGCAATGTCGAGCAGGCCACAGTGCAGCTGACACGACGTCTGAGCCAGGCAGCCGCAGGTGCTGGCCCTGCTGTCGATGCGCTTGACCGGCTTGGCTTGTCTGTCAGTGCGCTGCAAAGCCTGCCCCTCGATCAGCGCATCGCTTTGATCCAGGACCGGCTGGCAGAATTCGTGCCCGAGGCCGAGCGTGCTGCGGTCGCCTCGCAGCTCTTTGGCGACCGCGCCGCCCTCGTGTTCACGCGCATCGATACCGCGACGCTGCGCCAGGCTACCGCTGACGTGAATGATTTCGGGATTGTTGTTTCCGAGCAGGACTCCGACCAGATCGAGCGCACCAATGATGCAATCTCACGGCTGGGTCTGATCTGGCGCGGCGTCTCGAACCAGCTGGCGGTTGCAGCCGCCCCTGCGCTTGAGGTGGTCGCCGATGCTCTGGCTGTCATGGCGCGCACCAGCGGTCCACTTGGGGTGGCCATCAAGGGCCTGTTCGAGAATATCGGACGGATGACCACCTACGCTGTGACCTTTGCAGGCGTGATGGCAGGCCGGTGGGTGGCAGGGCTTGTGGCCGCGACATTCTCGGTCAGTGGACTGGTGACCGGTCTGGTCTTCCTGCGGGCCGCACTCATCCGCACCGGCATCGGCGCGCTGATCGTCGGCGCGGGCGAGTTGGTCTATCAGTTCACCCGCCTTGTCGCTGGTGCCGGTGGGTTCGGCAACGCGATGGACCTGCTGAAGGACGTGGCGGTCGAGGTCTGGGACCGGGTGTCGCTCAGCGCGGACGCGGCTTGGGCGCGTGTCGAAGCTGGCTGGGCCACGGCGCAGGCTGGTATTTACGACGGGCTGCAAGCAGCCACTGAGGCGGTGGTCGGCTGGGCAAACAATACCGTCAATACCTTTGAGGGCACGTTCCTTGCGGTGCGGGCAATCTGGGGCGCGCTGCCAGATGTGTTTGACCGCGTTGGCGCGCTTGCGATCAATGGCCTCGTTGACGTGATGGAGACCGGGATCGCGGGCATCACCGAGGCGATCAACACCGTGCTGACCCTTGGCGGTCGGCGTCCCGATTGGGCAATCACTGCACCTGATCTTTCCGCGTGGCAATCTGTTGTTCCCGAAGCCGTCAATCTTGGGGACCGCGCGCGGGCGGCCTACGACAGCGCGTTCTCGGACAATCCATTCCAAACGCCTGATCTTTTTGGCGGCATGGCCGACGATGCGCGCGGCCGGGCATCTGGGTATTCCGAGGCAGCAGGCATGCTCTCGGACGCTGCCTCGCGGCCCATGGCGGCATGGCAGGCGCTGAAGGATGCGGTTTCTGGCGCGAGCGATGAAGGTGCGGCGGCACTCGAAAGCGCTGCAACCTCGGCGGACCAATTCAACGAAGCACTTGAGGAAACCGAAGAGCAGGCTGGACGCGCAGGCGGCGCGGCAAAGCAGGCAGGCGCAGATGCAGCCGAGGGTGCGGACGCGGCAGCCACCGGGTGGCAGGCGGTGGTGAAGGCGGTCAGCGAATATGCCGACAAAGCGCGCGATGTCGGCGCGGACGTGGGCAGCGTGCTGGTCAGCGCGTTTCAGAGCGCAGAAGACGCGATCGGGAACTTTGTCAAGACCGGCAAGCTGGACTTCAAAGGCCTGGTCACCTCAATGATCGCGGACCTTGCCAAGCTGGGCGCGCGCAAATTCATCCTCGGACCCATCGCCAACGCGCTCTCCGGGGCTCTGGGCAATCTCGGCGGGATGTTTGCAGGCGTATTTCATCAGGGCGGTATTGTGGGCGGCCCTGCGCCATCGCGGATGGTTCCGGCCATGGCCTTTGCCAACGCAACGCGCATGCACAACGGCGGCTGGGCTGGCCTCAAATCCGACGAGGTGCCCGCCATCCTGCAGCGCGGTGAGCGCGTGCTGTCACGCAAAGAGTCCCGCTCCTATGGCGACGGCGGTAATGGCGGCGGTGGCGGCGCCGTCACGGTCAATATCATGACGCGGGATGCAGAGAGCTTCCGCCAATCACGCACGCAGGTCGCGGCCGATATGGCGCGCGCCGTCTCAATGGGCCGGAGGGGCATGTAATGGCGTTTCACGAAGTGCAGTTTCCCGACAACATCAGCCGCGGGGCGCGCGGCGGTCCACAGCGGCGCACCCAGATCGTCGAGCTGGCCTCGGGCCGCGAGGAACGCAACGCCTCCTGGTCCGCCTCCCGGCGTCGTTACGATGTGTCCTATGGCGTGCGCCGCGTGGACGATCTGCACGCCGTGGTTGGGTTTTTTGAGGCGCGGCTCGGACGGCTTTATGGGTTTCGGTTCAAAGACTGGGCCGATTACAAATCCTGCGCCCCCTCAGAGGGTGTGTCCGAGATGGACCAACTTCTCGGCATCGGCGACGGCACCACCACGTCCTTCGCGCTGACCAAGGCTTATGGCACCCTGCCACATGTCTATCAGCGGCGCATCGAGAAGCCGGTCGCCGGGACCATCCGCGTCGCGCTGAGCGGTGCCGAGCAGTTCAACGGCTGGTCAAGCGACCCCGTCACCGGGATCGTCACCTTTGAGGTGGCTCCGGATTCCGGCGTGACCATCACTGCAGGCTACCAGTTCGACGTGCCCGTCCGCTTCGACAGCGATCTCATGGACGTCACCCTCGATATCGAACGCCTCGGCTCGATCACCTCAATCCCGCTCGTGGAAATCCGTCTCAGCTAAGGACCCCGCTCATGCAGACCTATACCGCCCTTGAACATCGCCCCGGCGATACGCCCCAGCTTTATGATCTCGGCGGTGGGCTTGTCACCCAGAACACCTTTGGCAAGGTGATCCGGCTCGATGCCAGCCAGCAGGTGACAGCACTGACCCCGGTGCCAATTGAGGCCGAGGAGCGCTACGCGTTTCGCGCTGTGTTTCGGCGCGCAACGAACAGCCCTGATCCCTCCGACGACGCAATTGCCTGCGGCATCGACTGGCTGGCTGCGGATAAGACGGCCCTCTCAACCACCACCATTAACACCATCCTCAACTTTACCGTCGCGGATGGGCGGCGCGAGGTCCGCACCTCGGTCGTGGCAGAAGCCGATGGTCCCGCCAGCGTGGTGGCCCCAATTGGCGCGCGCTACGCCGTGCCATGGGTGCGCACATTCGGGATTGGACACGCCACCGACGTCGAGGTCTGCAGTCTCGAGCGGCTGCCCTTCGTCTCAGTGCCCGTCGCCCGCACCTTCTATGTCACCATGGACGGCAAGGACCTCAATGAGGGCAACTCGCTGACCTCGCCCCTTGCCAGCATTGCCGAAGGCCTCGCACGCGCTGCAGCAGTTGCCCAGCCCTGCGTGGTGATTGTGCAGCCCGGCGAATACACCGTGCCCCCCGATACAATCATCCCCGCCAATTGCGCCCTTTACGGCTATGATCTGCGCGTCACCAAGCTGAGCCTGCCGCCAGGCCAAGAAGTGAACAACATGTTTCAGATGTCCAACGGCATCAAAGCCCGGGGCTTCACCTTCTCAAATCTGCGCCATGAGCCCTATACGTTGGCCGGTGGCCCGCCGCAAAAAGGCTGGTCTTTCGTGTTCAAGCCCGGCGAAGTCCTCACCCGATCGCCGTATATCGCCGATTGCTCGCAGCTTCATAGCTTCAGCCAGGACCAGATGGCCCTGCCGGTGGATAAGGCCGCGGGCAATCCGCTGATGCCGCGCGGCGGTGGCAACCTGCTGGCCGACGGCTCGGTCCTCGCCCCGTCCTCACCGCTGCGCTCGGTCGTGGTTGACAGTTTTACCGCGATCAACCCCAATGGCGTCGGCTATGCCGTCACCCGCAACGCCTTTGTCCAGCTGGTCTCCGTCTTCACCAACTGGGCCCGCGTTGGCCTCTGGGCCCATGATGGCGGACAGATCACCGTCGCCAACTCCAACAACACCTTTGGGGACTATGCTCTTGCCTCAACCGGGTTTCGCAACACGGTGCAAATCGAAGGGCTGGCTGGAACTGGCGTGCTGGCTACGCACACAGCTGCCGCCAACACCATCACCGCCCAGACCGAGGCTATCATCACAGCCCTGATGGGCACGCGCTATCCAACGCTTGCAGGCTTCAATGGCCTCTCAGCGCGCGACAAGGCCTTCACCGAGCGCGACACCCGCACGCTTCTGCGCAGCCTCATCAATGATCTGCGTTCAGGGCAGGATCGCGGCGCACAGTTCTTTGCCAAAGGGCTCTTTGACTGGAACGCCAATTACGCCTTCTCGGTCGCCCTCGTGCCGCTGTTTCTCGCCACCTGGGAGCAGGTCCGCTTGGAACTGATCGCGCGGATCAGCACCAACGCGGCACAAGCAATGATCAGCGCCCTGATCGGGTTGATCTCGGATGTGATCACGCGCCCGCAAGATTACCGCGTGGGCTTTGCCTCCGTCATCGAGGCCAACGGCCAGCAGTTCAGCTACGCAGGCTCCGGCGTTAACTACAACGCACTGCCCTTCAGCCAGCGCGGCACCGGCCGCGCGCCCGATCCGGCCAGCACCCTGCTGAAGACCGGCGGCGGCCGGATTTACGCCACCTTCTCCACCGAGGTCGGCGATACCTATCTCGGCGAAGACCTGCGCGTCGATTTCGAGCGCAACACCATCGAAGGCCAAGCTTTCTCGCGCGGTGTGCAAAACATCGCCCTTCCCCTCATCATCGGTCTCGGAGCCTGAACCCATGGTCACCATCACCACACCGCGCCCGCCCCTTAACCTCTTCGAGGTGGTTCGCGCAGAAATCGGCGTCGAATGGACGACAATCTACGACGTGCCCGACTACCTGATCCCCGGACAAGGTCCAAACCCCGCCCGCAGCATCGGCACAGCCGCCATCATGACCGGCGTGCTCATCACGCCCACCGCCGAGGCCTCCGTGCGTGTCTCGATCCGGATCCTCGCCTTCAACAACACGCCGTGGCTTTTGCTGGACCGCGCCTTCGCCCCCGCAGGCGATGTTCTCTCTATCGGGCTTGATCGCCAGGTGCTGCGCGCGGGCGAGCGCTTCCAGATGAAGGTCGAAGCCAGCGAGGCGGCCATCGCGCATTTCTCCTTCATCCTCAACCAACGCGAAGACTTTACGGTGATCTCATGAGCATCCTGCGCTACGCCACCGGCCGCGGCCGCTTTGTCGGCCAGTCCCTGATCTATCCCGTCCCGATCCCGCTTGATGCGGCGCAGTATTTCGGGGCGGCGGTGGTGGGCGAAAACGGCCAGTTCTACTATTCCAACGGCCTTGAATGGATCGTGCCCATCGAGGACAATGAGATCCTGCGCCCCTCGGCCCTTGTGCCCTTCAGCGTTGATCAGCGCACCCAGCTGCGCCTGACCACGTTTCGCTCGCCTGCGGGGCTTGAGCAGACTGGTATCATCTTTGAGGTTTCCAGCAACGGCGTGGATTTTGACGGCGCACTCACGCGCATCGTGTCAGGCTTTGGCAATACCTATCAGCTGGAATTCCCCGAAGATGGCTTTGGCCCCGGCGACCGCGTGCTCTGGCGCGCCGCCTATACCGGCACCAGCGGCGCGCAGTCGAACTTCTCTGTGCCTTACGCCCAAACCTTCCCCGCGCTGATTTCACGCCCCACGCCCATCACCCGCGAGAACGCCATCACCGGCACAGTGCGCGTGACGGATTTCGAGAGCGCGTCGCTTTTTGGCTATGGCTACGGCGAGACCCAGACCGCATTCTATGCGCCCGATGCCACGCCCGACGTCGACGCACCCCTGATCACCGTGACCCACACCGGCGGAGCCATCACCACCGTCCCAATCCCGCCGCTGGTACCTGCCGCCAACTATCTCTGGCGCAGCCGCTATGGCGGGCGGCTCAATGCCTCCGCCCCGATGATCTATTCCGCCTGGTCGTCCCCGCGCAGCTTCTTTCTCGGCGCAGCCTCGCTAATCCTGACCTATGATCTGGCGCTGGCCGCCGCGCGCACGATCTTCGTACCGCTCGGTGGTGGGACGATCAACAACCCGCTCGATGTCATGATTGATTGGGGCGACGGCAGCTCTGAGCCCTTCACCACCGCCGGGATCAAGCCGCATACCTATGCCGAGGGTTCGGGCCCGCGCGTGACCGTCACCATCACCGGTCGTCTCGATTGGTACGGCACCACCCAGCCCATCGATCAGACAGGGCTGATCCGCGTCGAGAACATCGGCTTTGCCATGGGCCTCACCTCCCTGCGCGGTGCCTTCCGCCAGACCACCACGGCGCTCGAGTACATCACCCCGAACATCCCCGAGACCGTCACCAGCTTTGAGGAGCTGTTTTACGAGAGCGCTTGCGCTGCCGACCTGCGCGACATGGATACGCGTAACATCGCAAGCCTCCGGCGCATCTTCTTTCGGTCAAATGGGACCGGTCCCAATTGCGCGAACTGGGACGTGGGGCGCGTCACGGACGTGTTTCAGGCCTTCGCCGACAGCCAGATGAACAGCCCGTTCTCCCTTGGCAACTGGGAGAGCCTCACCTCAATGGAGGAGATGTTCGTCCAGACCATCGGCGATTACTACGGTGGACGTGACGGGCGTGTGCTGTTCAATCAGCCCATTGCCAGCTGGGACGTCAGTCGCATCACCAATATGCGCCTGATGTTTGGCTGCACCATGCGCGCCAATGCCGGAAAAATCGGTGCAGCCTTCAACCAGCCGTTGAATGGCTGGAATGTCTCCGCCGTGCAAAACTTCGAAGGCTTCATGGGCCATCTCGCCACTCCCGGCATCAGCCAGAACACCCATGCGTTCAACCAACCACTCAATCAGTGGAACACCTCCGCTGCCACCAACCTGCACCGCATGTTCGCGCTGGCACGCAGCTTCAACCAGGACATCTCCGCCTGGAACACCGCCAACGTCATCACCACATCCGGCATGTTCTTCGGCGTGTCGGGGTTTCACGGGTTCAACCGCTCTCTTAATGCATGGGACGTCTCGAGCGTCACCGATACGAGCGAGATGTTCGCGAATTGCGATTATGACCAGCCGCTCGGGGCCTGGAACGTCGCGGCCGTCACCACCATGCAGGGGATGTTTCGCAGCGGGCTGTTCAACAAGCCGATCGGCACCTGGAACGTCTCAGGCGTTACCGACATGGCCTTCATATTTGCCTCCGTCAGCACCAATGCCCAACGCGCCTTTTTCGATCAGGACATCGGTGGCTGGGACGTCTCGAACGTCATCACCATGGAGGCGATGTTTGGCGCGGTCGGCGCAGGCGCAGCACAGCGGGCGGAGTTCAACAACGGCGGCAGCCCTTCAATCGCGACCTGGGATGTTTCCAATGTGACCAATATGCGCGCCATGTTCTGCTCAGGGGACGGCGGCTCCAACAGTCCCCGTCACCGCTTCAACCAGCCCATCGGGGCTTGGGATGTCAGCCGCGTCGCTATCCTGCGCGACATGTTTCGCGGCTGCCGCCAGAGCTTTGATCAGGATATTTCCCAATGGCCGCTGCGCGCACTCGGCGTTGATCTGTCGGATTTCATGGCGATTGATGTCGAGCGCGCTTTCTCGGAGGCCAATTATTCACGCCTGCTGACCGGCTGGGCCAACCGTGTCGCCACCATCAGCGGGCCGCTCAATGTCGCAGCGCTCTTCGAGGCGCGCCGTTTCAACACCACGGCCTATCAACCCGGCGCGCGCTTTGCATCCGCACCACCCGCCCGTGCGTTTCTGACCACCCCGCGCAGCCTGAGTGTCGCAGGGGCCACCACGCCCGCAGCAAACGGAGCCTATCCCTTTAACGCCGCCACCAGCGTCTATCTCAACGCCGACGGCTGGTATTTCCTCAAAACTGGCCCCGACTGGACCCTCTACGACCCCGACGACAGC